ATTTTAAGACCTCTTGATTTGTAAGTTTGCTCTTCCACCTATTCTAATACCCATCAGGTAATGATCAACTATAGGTGGGATTCGATCAATACCAACTGCCCCATAGAATCTAGGGGTTGCATTTATATTACCGATACTTACTGTTGCAAAATCTTCCAGACCACTCAACTCCAACCCGTTCCTATTGTTGTTGAGATATACCGCCAAAATTACCTGTGCATTTTTTACACGATCTGGAATTTCAGTATCGGTGTAATAATCAGCAACTAACCTATTTGGAAAAGATAAACCATACAAATTTGTATATGTATCAGGTTTTCTTACTCCTGATCTTGGCCATTCTAGTGCCTGAGTATCATCTACCCTAGCCCCCAGGAACTTTTCACGATCAATCCTTTGTGCAGCCGTAAACAATGCACGATTTTTATTGTCGTTGCTTGACCCATCCCATGCAGCAGCGTCATCACTGAGGACTAAACCTTCAATAAATGAATTTGCATCTGCAAGAGTGATATAGGTGTTTGCATTTGCACCACCAACAGTTGCATCAA